CCATCTTTATGCACTTGGAGGATATCGAACTCATTGGTGCATCTACTCCATACTTTACCACTGCCGTGCCTCAGGCTCCAGAAGATAGTGAGGCTCTCAAACAAGATCGACCTGTGTCACGCTTATTTTCAGCTGGTGCTGTTGTCGCTCGAGCCCTTGGTACTATTCCTCATATAGCTCCCATTGCTACTGCTGCTTCTTGGTGGCTTACTGCTATGTCTGGAGCTGCTTATGCCTTTGGGTGGTCTAAGCCCCTTGACATTTCTGCTCCTCATCGTGTGTATGCTACTCAACAGGCTTACACACAAAATTGCAATGGTGAAGACATTGCTCTTAATTTGGGCCTTTTTTGTGACAATCATATTGTGCCTCAAGTTGGCTTTGCTGGTTCTAATGTGGATGAGCTTTCTTTAGCTTTCCTCCTTTCTAAATCTGGAGCCATTTGTCGTGGTACTATAGCTACTACTGACGCTATTCAAAAGGTGAAGTACTCTTTTTGTGTTTCACCTTCTTCATGCGTCTTTCAGACAGCCTTTAATGCGGCTATTATGCAAGCCACCACTACTACTACTGCACTTAAGCTTTGTTTTGGCTCCACTCCTCTTTCCTACATTGGTAATTGTTTTGGTCTTTGGCGTGGTGGCATGGTTCTTCGCTTTACTTGTGCTAAGACCAAGTTCCATTCTGGACGCTATCTCATTTACTTCATACCTATTGGCTCTGATCCCAATGTTCATAACGCCACTACTGCAACGGTTGCTGCTGACGCTACTTTTCAGTATCATAGTGTTATCTGGGATCTGCGCGAGTCCAACACTATTGAGTTTTCTATTCCATATCTTGCTTTGCATGATTATACTCGTATCGACTTGTCTACAGGCAATGTTGTTATGGTTGCTTTGGATCCTTTACAAGCTCCCGCTACTGTTTCCCCTGTTGTTCCATTCTTGGTCGAGGTTTATGCTCAGCCCGATTTTGAATTTGCATCTCCTACTACTCCCGTTCTGATACCTGCTCCAGACGGTAGTCAATATTATGCACAATCAAGTGAGTCCGAGCCTTTTCGTTCGACCATGCCTGTTACTTCAGCTGAAACTTGTATTGGAGAACGTGTTATGTCTATCAAGCAACTTATTTCCAAGGCCTGTGGATTTCACGTTACGGCAACAGGTGGAGGCATTCAATCAATTTCCGCTCTTGTTCCCAAGCCCACTAGTTGGACTTTGTCTTCC